TCCAACGAACGGGAAGATATACTGCGGGAAGTTTCAGATAGATCATGTACAGTTCTCGGGATATGGAGAGCGGATAATGATTGAGGCGCTATCGGTTCCTCAGAAAGCTTCTTTCTCTTTTACGCAGAAGAACAAGACTTGGAAGGATATGACTGTAAGCGCCATATTGAAAAAGATCACAAGCAAGGCAGGGTTGGGTTTTATGCTTGCAAAAGGGACGCCCAACCCGAAGGTAAAAGAGATCAGCCAAAGCGGTACAACAGACCTTGAGTTTGCATACTCGTTGTGCAGCCAGTATGACCTAGCACTAAAGGTATATAACGATAAGCTGGTGGTCTATGACCAGACCAGCTATGAGAAACAAAAGCCTTCTTTCACGATAGACCGCAAGGAAATCCAGGGAAGTTACAGCATAGACGCAGCCATCAACAGTAAGTTTGATTCTGTGAAGATGCAATACACAAACGGCAAAGATTCAAAGACGCTCACGTATGCCTTTAAGCCCAAGGGGTCAACCGGGAGCAGGACGCTTTTCATATCGTCCGATGCGGACTCGTTGGCAGACGCAGAGAAAAAGGCAAAGGCACAGCTGAGACAATCAATGAGGGAAAGCACGAAAATCTCAATAAGTGATATGCTGGGCGGCGCCAGGTACACAGCCGGTAAAGTGTTTGCGCTTGAGGGTTTTGGGCAGCTTAATGGTAATTACTTTATTGACCAGGTAACGCATTCAAAGGGAGCTTCAAAGTACACATGCAGTATGGAAGCTCATAAGGTGGTGACTAGCTTTTGATCTGTATAGCAAAAATATCAAAGATAGATTATGTGGCTGGAAGGGCAGACGTAACCATAGAAGACCGGGAAGGGATAGTTATTACGGACGTTCCGTTTCTGGATGCGATCTATGAGATGCCTGCCGTGAAAGATGCTGTATACGTGGATTTTGAAGAAAAAGGCGGTCGAATAAAACGGGGAGTGATCCTGGGCAAGTTCTATACTTCGGATAATCCACCCACACAGTTTGGCAAGGGGATTTTCTTTAAAGAGTTTACCGACGGCGCATATATAAAGTATGACCCAGACTCGAAGACACTGGAACTGGCAGTCGATAAGATCAAGATAAAAGAAATCGAAGTTAACGGGGCAGCAAACGTCAAAGGGAACATGACTCTCACGGGGTCTATTGCAGCAAGCGGCAATGTGACAGGTTCAGGCATTTCACTCAACAGCCATACTCACACCGGAGTGCATGGAGAAACGAGCGGGCCTCATTAGGAGGAAAGATGGGAAGGATAGCAAGTTACGCGGGCATAGTATTTGAAGTGTCAGAGAATAAGATGCTTGCATTTCAAAACATGACGATCCAGCGAGGCATAAACTACGAGGAGCATCCGAGGGCGAAAGATCACCCTTTCATGGAGTTTACCTCGAAACAAAACGCGACTATGCATCTTGAAGTCATCGCGAAGGCGAGTCTGGGTGTTAACCCGAGGGATATGTGGACGAAGTTTGCGGACTTAAGGGATAAGCATAAAGCGGCATATTTTTTTCTAGGGGTGGCAAAGACAGAACACCAAAAGGAAGTCGCTAAAAAAGCAGGCGTTGACGGAATGCGCAGAGTCGGGCGCGAGCGATGGGTCATCACAGATATTACTGATAACTTCAAAGCTTTTAATCCTATTGGCACCCCGATAGATATGACCTTTGATATCACCCTAAAGGAGTATCCGTACAAAAAGGCCAAGAGTGAAAAGGCTTCAAACAGCAAGAAGAAAAAGAAAAAGAAAAGCACGACTCCGGCAAAAAAGAACTATGAGATCTATACCGTGAAAAAGGGTGATTGCCTCTGGAATCTGGCAGAGAAGTATTACGGAAGCGGCTCCAAATACACGAAGATATTTAACGCAAACAAGGACGGGAAGGACGGGACGCATAAGCTTACAAATCCCAATGTTTTACAGGCAGGATGGAAGATTAAAATCCCAAAGTGAGGTCTATATGGATTTAGAATTTGATGTTCTTACGGATCAGTGGACAGCCACAGAACAAATGAGCATAGAAAGAAGCTTAAAGACAATAGCTTCAACAGTCAGAGGGACGGCACCATTTATGCGAGATATGGGGCTGTCATCAGTTCTTCCTGTTAACGATTCTCTTGCAGCGAAAAACTCATACATAACAGATATGATATCTGAGATATCTGAGTGGGAAGACAGGGCGACAGTCGATGAAGCAGATTTTATAGACGACAACACAATAAAGGTGGTGGTAAGCAATGATTGATATCAGCATACTCGATACATTACCGGAGATAGATATCCTTAAGGATGAGGATATCACTCCCGAGAGCATACAAGATCAGATGATAGCGGCTTTTGAAGAGTCTTATAAGGAGCTTACCGGCGAAGACTTAACGCTGGTTCCTACAGACCCATGGAGAATGTTAATAAACGCAGTCTCTGAACCCCTTTACCTTTTGGCGTCTGTAATGAATGAGAGATTTAAGCAGAACTTTCTGAATTATATGTATTACGAATCTACAAGGCAGTGGGGCGGGAATTTCGGATACTTTGATACCGGCGAAGAAAAAGCGACAACCAAGCTTCTGTTTACGCTCTCTGCCGAATCGGGGACTGATCTGGTCATACCTGAAGGGACCCAGGTCTCGGATGGGATGGAACATTACTTCGCAACTGACGAAGAAATAACAATATCAGCCGGGGAGACTACAGGCGAAGTAGACGCAACCGCAACGGAAAGCGGAGCTGATAAAAATGGTATCCCAGTGGGAGGACTCAATATCCTGTCAGACCCCATAGACCTTATCGAGTCAGTGTCTAACACCGTGGCGACTTCAGGAGGAAGAGATCCGTATACAAATGACGAGCTTAAGGAAATGATACTTAACTTCACCAGCACCTACACCGTAGCAGGCCCCGAAGCAGCTTACGAGATGCAGGTTAAAGAATATTCTCCTCGCATAGTCGATGCCAGAGCAAGAGCGGACGCAAACGCAACAGTGAACCTTTACCTAGTGCTTGAAAACGGGGTACTGCCTGATGTGGCTTTTTGCAACGGAGCAAAGGACTATATCTTAAGCCTTAAGAGATTCCCAGATACCGACAAATTGGTAGTCAGCGCTCCCGGCAAAGTGGAATATGCGATAGAAGCTACATATTATATATCAACAGAAAAGAGAGAGATCGAGGATAGCACAAAGGAAAGCATTGAAAACGCAATCGCAGAATTTGCTGCGGATACGGCTTCCCATATTGGCAAGGCTATCAATCCTGACGATCTAGTGTCATTCGCAAAAGCAGCCGGTGCAAGACGCGTAGCTCTCGTTTCTCCCGAATACGAAACAATAAACGAAAACGAGATTGCTATTTGCACAGGCATCAACCTCACTTACGGAGGTCTGGAGGAAGATTGATGTATAAAATTGATGACCCGGATGCGCTGTTTTTTATACTGCCATCAAATCTACAGGACGCATACTCAAGGTCGTTTTCAAGGGTGCTATCAGCGCAACTCAAAAGACTTTTGAAAATTGCCAGAAGACTGCAGCTTTGGACAGATCTTGATAATGCAGATCCTAAGTATTATGACCATATGGCCGCAGCATTGCAAACACCATACTACAGTTCAGAGCTTACGAACGAGCAAAAGCTGAACTTGATAAAAAATGCAATATCGTCGCACGCCTACGCGGGAACGGTCGGAGCGGTAGAAGAATTTATAGGGTCAATGTTTGATTCTGTTCAAGTGGTTCCGTGGTATGAATACAACGGAACTCCCTATCACTTCAAGATAAGGTCTTCGGGAGACAGATCCGGAGATATCGACAAGAAGTTTAACGACATGTTGCGGAGAGTCAAGGCAGCACGCTCAATCCTGGACTCTATAGAGTCAGTAAGGACGATGGACCAGTACAGTACATATGGTGCGAGATATCTCGGAACAAGGATAGCGCCGGAGATTATTCCATACGAGGAGGTTTAAGATGGAAGGTGTTTATACAAACGCGATAATTACCCAGGCGGGCAAGAGATTAAGAAACGCGGCTATATATGATCAGACCGGCTTCACCTTTACAAAGTTCAAACTTGGAAGCGGCGTTTATACAGCGGAAGAGTCTACTATAGCGGCGCTTGAGGTTCTGACAGAGCTTAAGAGTGAAAAAAACGAATACGCTATATCGGGAATAGAAAAGCCTTCGGCGGACAGAGTAAAACTGACATTCCTTGTCACAAACTTTGATTCAACCACCGGCGAGAGTATCGTCCCGGTTACATACAATGCAAACGAGATAGGCCTCTACGCAAAACAGGACGGATCAGATGACGAAATCCTTTATTCAATCTGCGTTTGCCCGGACAACAAAGGAGACACGATAAATACATATAACGGCTACAATCCCTTGCAGGTTATCGAGACATATAACGAAAAGGTCGGTAACGCGGAAGTCGTAGAAATCGAAGTCAGCGGGGCATATGCACTGGCATCAGACTTTGAAACCCATGTGGACTCTTTGACACTAACGAGCAATGGAGTACATGGGATCAGGGCGGTGAAGGATGGAGATAAATATAAGATCCAAGTGAAAGACGGAGGAGTGTGGAAGGATGCCGGAGGTGGCGGGACTGTGATAGTGCCGGTGCCGGAGGTGGATACGGATTCGTATACATATGATGG